CTGGGGGCTGGGGGCTGGGGGGTAATCATGAAGCCTAAATATTTAGTGGCCGCTGGGTAAGCATTCTAGCGATCTTGTCTTTAGCGACTTGTAGATCGCTAGCGTTACTTTCCAGATGAGTTAGAAACCACATCACGCCGGTTAGATAGCCTGTAACGAGATCCTCTACCCTTAAGAAAACGACTCCTTCCATCTTATTGGCCAGCTTCGGAGTGCTCCCGTATACATAGCAGACCAGCCTGATTTCAGTGCTATCTCGGTTCGCAAAAGACTCGGCAGTACCCATATGAAGTAGGCCATTTCTAGCCTCCCATATTTCACGGGCGGTACATGGCAGTGGACAATTTGGCAGCATGTACGAGCTTACCCAACGCTGAAAGTCAGCCGGTCCAGACCTTAAAGGCTCTACAGAAAGCCACGCCATTTGCTCAATAGCAACATAGGTCAGCATCGCGGCCTGCAAATGATGACCTCCATCTCGCAAACAGATAATCGAATCAGTCATCTGTTTAGCGAAAGCAAAAACTTCTTCTGTGCTCATCCCGCGCTCCTTTGACCCGGCTCCATGCCGGTCATCATCTATAGCTCACCCCCAACCAATTTGCCACTGAGCCCACGCCGGGCAGGGAGCATCACATGCAAAAACTGCAGGTCCTCACCGCCCACGGCTGGGCATTCGTGCTTTGCTTTATGGGGAAGCGTATCGAAACAACTGATGATCGCGCTAAGGCCTTACCTCGGAACTGTCCTGACCTGGCAGACAGCATCCTCGCGGAGTTTGAGAAGGATTTTCCAGATCAGCAGTTCCGCTTGAGCTGACCCCCTAGCCCAACCAATTTGCCACCACCGGACACGGAGGGCGGCGCATGCCTGGAATTCGATATGAGCCAGCTACACCAGATACTGGTAGGCGACTGCATCGACATGATGCGCACGCTGCCAGATGAAAGCGTGCGCATCTGCATTAACACCCCGTCGCCGCCCTTCAGCAGGACAAAAACGGCGTCCATTGATCTAACCCAGACTACATGCGGAACTGGCTGACAAGCCTATTCAGTTCGACAGCAAGCTTGGTCAATTCTGATGTCGCAATAGCTGTCTGACTTGACCCATCGGAGGCTTGGTTTGAGAGGTCGCGAATGCTTACCAAGCTGCGATCAACCTCCCTCGCAACCTGGGCCTGCTCTTCCGAAGCCGTTGCAATCAGCACATTCCGCTCTGTGATGTTGTCGATGGACTCCGTGATTTCGACTAACGCAGATCCGGCACCATGAGCGGTATCGAGAGTTTTTTGAGCTTGAGCGTTGGTGTTGCTCATTGCAGAAACAGCAGCTCCAGTACCCTTCTGTATCGAGCTGATCATCTGTTCGATCTCGCTCGTCGACTGCTGGGTACGATGGGCCAGCGCTCTTACCTCATCCGCCACCACTGCGAACCCCCGGCCAGCCTCACCGGCTCGAGCAGCTTCAATTGCAGCGTTGAGGGCAAGGAGATTGGTTTGCTCAGCGATTGCGCGAATAACGTCCAGGACCTTACTGATATCAGTCGCCATAACGGCAAGCCCTTGCACTTCTTGGGTGGCGACCTCGACGCTACCGACCATTAGACTAATAGCCTCGACGGTCTGATCTACGCGCGCGCGTCCGGACACTGCTGAAGAATTTGAACGAGTAGCAGCCTCAGATGCTGCCGAAGCATTTCGAGCGACTTCCTCTACGGCAGCACTCATTTCAGTAACGGCAGTGGCAGCCATCTCTACTTCATTGTTCTGCCGCTGCATCCCTTTGTTAGCGTCTTCGGTAACAGCGTGCATTTCTTCCGCAGTTGAAGCCAACTGATTGGAAGAGTCTGAGATCGAGGAAAGCGTGGTACGTAGTCCGCTTTGCATGGCTTTCAAGGCCATCATGAGCCGGGCAACCTCATCATGTCCTTGAGGCTCAATGACTTCGGTCAAATCGTTTTTGGCAATGCGTTCCGCAATGTTCAAAGATTGGCTGACAGGGTAAGTGATGCTTCGGGTGTACATCAGCGCAAGAATGATCGCAGCCAGCATGCTAGCTGCGATGAAACCGCCAACAATCAGCTTAGTTTCGTCATACAGAACAGTCGCTTCATCACCGGCATTCTTTGCCTTAGCGTTGTTCAATTCAATGAGATTCTTTATAGCGTTTGCCACGGAATCAGCGGACTGCTTCATAGCTCCGCTTGATAACTTAACAGCGTCCTCAATGTTTGCTACCGCAATCAGGCCAACATACTTCTCTTGGAGGATCTTATATTCAGGATAGACTTTGCTCAGCTCGCTATAAAGTTGCTTACCTTTAGGCGTCACGATAAGTGGCTGCAGCTTAGACATTAAGTCATCTATCATCAGTTCGGATTTCTTTACATCTTCCAAAGCGGTTACTTTTCGATCAGCAGGCTCAACAGGATTGCGCAGCCTAGCATTGCTACCCCTGATACTCACAAATTCACGGTCCATTACCCCCAAGAACGAGATGCTTGGTAAGACATTGGTTTCAACGAATTTCTCTGCCGCATTCAGGTTCGATGCCTGCCTTAGGGCAATTAATCCTAACGCGAGAATCATCACACAGAAAAACCCGAAGCAGACAGCCGATCGGGGGGCAAGATTAAATTTGCGCAATATCATGTCGATGACTCCAGGGAATGTTCCCCTATGTCGTCAATAAAGCTTAGCCCACGACCACCGTTCGTCGCCCACAGTCAATTAATGCCGCAGACGTAGGGTATAGACCCTTAACGCTATTGTAAGCGCATGTTTCATATTTTCAGAAATGCCTGAATTCGAATGTTCAATTTAAATTAATCATGACTACACAAACTCAGACCAAGTGGTTTTTCGTATGAGAGTGAGTACGTCGAAATCCCCATTCCTTCCCACAAATTATAAATCAGCTACTCACGCCACCCCGGCGAGGATGAACCATGAACATTTACCGGCACACGTTCACGGCCGTCTGCCCATCTGACGGCGACACGATCATCTACAAGCTGGAGATACGCACGCATGGTGTGGTGATGGTCGAGCACATCAAGACAGCGACGGCGCTCATAAAGTCTGGATATCACGAACGAATTGCTGACGATTTGTCGGAGCGCTTCCGCGGTGACCAGACGATGATCGCCACGCACCAAGGCGTCGAAATTAAAACAGTGAGGCTGAGCGGATGATCCACTACCACGGCACTCCAGTCGGCGGCACCCGCCAGGACGGCGCCAGGTTCCTTGCCAGCCGGCACGCACTAGTGCCCTTCCCTCGCCAGGATGACATAGGCATCATCGCCGAAGTTTGTCAGTCGTTCGTGTTCGACAATGGCGCATTCTCGATCTGGAACAAGGGCGGCACGCTTGACGTAGACGGTTACACTCGCTGGGTTGAGGACTGGCACCGGCACCCAGGCTTCGACTGGGCATTGATCCCCGACGTCATCGACGGCGATGAGAAGGCAAACGACGCGCTACTCGCGGCTTGGCCCAGCGGTTTGCGCGGTGTTCCGGTTTGGCATCTGCATGAGTCGATTGAGCGTCTGCAGCGGCTCGCGAGCGAATGGTCGACGGTGGCCTTTGGCAGCTCCGGCCAATGGCGGTCACCAGGCACAGCAGCATGGTGGAGGCGAATGACTGCCGCGATGAACGCCATCTGCGACGAGCAAGGCCGCCCCATGTGTCGACTCCACGGCTTGAGGATGCTGGACCCCGCCATCTTCCAGCACCTTCCGTTCGCTTCCGCAGACTCGACAAACGCTGCAGTCAACGGCGGCAGCATCAGCCGATTTGGTATGTACGCACCACCTACTGCCGGGCAGCGCGCCTGCGTGATCGGCGACCGGATTGAAGCGCACAACAGTTCGCCTATCTGGCAACGCGAAGCGCAGGCCGAACTGGCCCTTTAAGCAATAGCCCACCCACTTCAACGACTCACGCCACCCCGGCGAGGATGAACTATGTCCGCTCACCAGAAGAAACACCCCTTCGATTTTAAAACCCAATACGGCC